ATTATACACAAGAAATAGGGAAAATAATATGAACAAATTAGTAATTATGAAAGACCAACAAGCAGTAACGACTAGCTTACAAGTAGCAGACAGACTAACAACGTTAGGAGCGTAGATATGGCAGTAAACAAAAACAGATTGTCTGATGACAAGTATCCAATGCTAATGGACAAAAAAACAGTAGCAGAGTATTTAGGAGTTTCTAAAAGTTCAGTTGATGTTTTTCTTTTAAACGACAACTTAAGTGCAGCAGCTTTTGAGCCTAGCAAGCTTAAGCGAAACTTTTTCATCAAAACGAAAGTTAATAAATGGTTGGAGGAATTGTAATGGTTGTATCAGTAAGTTTAGGACAATTAGCGTTTTATCTAATCTCAGTAGTAGTGGCTGGATTAATTGGTCACTCAATTAAAAGAGGTGAGAAGTAATGAATAAAGATAACGAAACGGCTCGTGAATCTTACCTAAGAGAATTCAATAGGATGAATAACCAAATTGACGATATTTTTGGTAAAGGAACTATTGAAGTGGGTGATAAGATCGTTGAATTGCTAAAAAAAGAAGACTTAACGCATGATGGCGCATACGCAAGTCTTCAATATGCTTATAACAAGATCAAGTATGAATCTAATTTTTTGAAATTAAACTAGCAACGCCTTCTATTTTTGCAGCTTTTAAAGTTGCGAAAGGCAAACTAATAGATCCATCAAGTGTCTTAAAGTCGAGAACTGAAGAATAGTTTGGGATTTTTAAGTCTTCAGTAATTTCAACCTTTGATAATTCAAGTAATTGGTCTAAAAGCATATCAGGCTTATCCATCAACATCATGTTTTTTAATCCCAATCCAGAATTACTTACAAAGTATGGAATTACATTATGTCGAACCGCAGAGAATAAGTCTTTAGCCGTTTCTGGAGTGTATGATTCATCAAAAAAATCATAGTCATCGTGAGATTCAGTAATAATGGGGTCACCATTCTTATCATAACGAACCATATTTCCAGTAGCCAATCCAAAAGATGTTTTCCATAAAATTCTATAAGTTGGGTAATCGACTTTGCTGTGTCTTTCTACAACTTCATTTGAAAATGTGACAGCTGCTTCGATAGATAAAATTTCATTTTTATTCATAATATATCACCTCCTTTCATATCGATTATACACAAAGGAGATGTTCAAAATTATAGATCAAAATAAAAAGCCCACTACGACAATAGCGGACTCAAATAAATATTCAACAAAGGAAGTATAACACAAATGAATCAACAATAGTTCGAACAATATGAACGTGAATACGAACAAGAACGAGAGCGTAAGGAAATTGAAGCCTTATTTGGAAAGGACGAACGCAAGTGAATAATATTGATGAACTTGAAGCAGAACGCACTAAGTTAGATCGGAAGTTACGTGGACTTAAGAATAAGAAAGCAGAAATCGTTTTATCCATTGAAGAAGTTCAAGACGAGATTAATAAAATCAGTCAGAAAGAGCTTCAAATGTTCGATGGGAGAGAGTTTCAGACAGAATCATTCAAGTATGTACGAACTGCTAGTAATCCTAGTAAGCCTAGTTGGTGGCAAGTAGTTAAGACTGACAATGCTAAGCCAAAAGAAGTAGTTCAAGTATTAGCTGATATCGATGTGAACTTGATTAAACGTGAACCAGATGTTTCAGCGATTAAACGTTACGTCGCAGAAGGTCGTTTCATTGTTCGTGAAGGTGGTCAGTTAATCGATACTGAAACAGGAATGGTACTACCTTACAGAGCTAAACGTAAGGCAGACAAGTTAACAGTTAAGGCGGTAGAAAACTGATGATAACTAAAAGTGCAATGAGTTTTAGAAAAAATAAAGACTGGAAAATGATTCTTTACGCAAAAGCTGGTCAAGGTAAAACAACGTCAATTAAATACCTAAAAGGTAAAACACTAGTGCTTGATTTAGATAATTCTTTCAAAGTTTTGGAAGGAGTTTCTGACAACATTCAGCAATATCGCTTTGACAACGGAACACCAGAAGGGCGTGAGTTTGACCGAACTAAGCCAATTGAAGATTTAAATACTTTCTTATCAGATGAAGATGTTCAAGGTATGGGTAAGGATTGGGACAATCTAGTAATTGATAATGTTTCGTCGCTTGAAAAAGATTGGTTTGTAGAAAAAGGGCGTAGTAGCCACAACAAAATTTCTAATGAGATTCAAGACTATTCTCAATGGATGAATTACTTTGCTAGGGTAATCACTTCAGTTTATATGATTCCTAATGTGAACATCTTAATTACGGCATGGGAAAAGAAAATTGAGAACGAGTTAGAAAGCGGGCAAACATTTAGCCAGTATGCTCCAGATATCCGTGATAAGTCGCTCAATGGATTTTTAGGATTAGCTGATGTAGTTGCTAGGTTAGTTGTTAATCCTAAGACAAACGGACGTGGCGCAATCCTAGAAGGCGATAACACAGTCTATGCAAAGAATCGCTTGGACGAACGGACAGTAGCACCAATTGAAGAGCTATTTGACTTTGACAATAAAAAGACAGAAGAAAAACCAAAAGTTAAACAAGAAAAGGAAGGTACTAAATAATGGCAGGATTCGATTTAGATTTTTCAGAAATTAAAGATATGAATGTAACTGATGGCAAGTACGAAGCAGTAATCAATAGTGTAGCAGAAGATGCAACTAAGGGTGGAACTCAATTCATTAACCTTGACCTAATCATCCGTAACGATTTGAAAGGCCAAAAATTTGGTAATGCACACATCTTCACACGCATTTTTAAATCTAAGAAAACAAACAAATATCCAATTGGAATGATTATGACAGTTGCCAAAGCAGCTGGCATGAAAGACAAAAGCCACTTTGATTCATTGGAAGACTACTTTCAAAAATTATGGCATCGTCCAGTACTAGTAACGGTTAAAAACGAAGAATCAGAATACAACGGTAAAAAATACGAAAATTTAAATATTAAACGTTGGGAAATTTCTAAGTTCCCAGAAGTCCAACATAAGTTTAAAGAATCTAATCAAGAAACAGGTTCAGCTGATCCATTCGCTAACGGTAGTCAACCAATTGATATTTCAGATGACGATTTACCGTTCTAAATTCTAGGAGTTGAGTTAGATGGCGGAAGAAGGATGGATCAAACTGTATCGTTCTATCCGCTCAAACTGGCTTTGGGAAGATGGAAACGAACGATATTTAAAGTGGTGGATTGATATCTTGCTAATGGTCAACCACCAACCAAGGAAAGTTCTTGTTAATGGTGAGTTTGTTGAAATTAAGACAGGTGAACGTTTGACGTCAACGGTGAAGCTTTCTAAGAGGTGGGGAGTTAGTAGAAATACGGTCACAAAATTCTTAAAAATTTTAGAAAAAGATGAAATGATTTTGGCTTCAAAAAGTCGTCAAAACGGGACAACGCTTAAAGTCCTACATTACGCCGATTATCAAGGATTTGAAGATAAAAAAAGACATCAAACTGAACAACGAACTGAACATCGAACTGAACATAAACAAGAATTAAAAGAATTAAAGAATAAAGACCATGAGAATTTTGAGAAGCTTTGGAAATTATATCCGAAAAAAGAAGGCAATAAAAAGAGAGCTGAAAAAGCATATCTTGAAGCCATCAAAAATGGAGTAACTAACAAAGAGATCCAAACAGGGATTATTAACTATATTAAAAAAATTCAAGTGGAAGGCATCGAACGTAAATATATTGCTCAAGGTGCTACTTGGTTCTTTCAAAATAGATGGACTGATGAATATGAACTTGAACCAATTAGTAAAATTACTAGCGATGGTCAACGTCAAGGTAAGACAGCAGAAGAAATTGAAGCGGAACGTAAAAAACATGCCGAAGAAATAGCAAGAAGAGCAGAGGAGAGACTGAACAATGAACACGGAGATTGAAAAGGAAGTAATTGGAATCCTTCTGAACCACCCAGAGAAATTAGAAGCTATTCCACTGGAATCTGATTGGTTAGGTTATCCAGAGTATCGGATGTTGTTCGAAGCTATGTGCAAGTCGGCTAGTCATGATTTGTTCGACGTGTATGGAAAGTACAATCAGCTTTCTAAAACTCCTCTTGATTTCAGTGTAGTTAAATCAATGCGAGACGAGTTCACGCTAGTAAGTCAGCTGAATAATGATATCCAATTAATTCGCAAATCAGCATACAATCGTCAACTCAATAGTGCGATTGCCGAATACCAAGCAAACCCGTTTAGCGAGAACGAACAAGCATTGCGTGAAATTCTTGCTAAAAACGAAACGGTTGAATCAGTTGATAACGGTAGATTAGATGAAGCAGTTGAGGAGTTGAAAGATTCACTTACGCATCCTAAGCCACGAGGTATTAGTACGTTTAAGAAATTAGATAGCGTCCTAGGTGGAGGCATGTATGGATCAATGTTGTTCACGATTGGTGCTAGACCCTCTACAGGTAAAACGGCGTTCTCTGTAAACCTAGCTTATGAAGCACTGATGAACGATAAAGAAGTTGAAGTAGATTTCTTCACACTGGAAATGAACAAACAAGAAATGCTTAACCGGTTTATTTCAAGAATGACCGGAGTTTCAAGTAGTATGTTGCGTTCAAAAGCTAACGAATTGGACGATATTGTTAAATCTTTGATTAGTAAGTCAACAGCCACATTACTAAATTCTAAATTGCGTGTGTATGACGGTTTAGAGACACTGGGTGAAATAGTTCAAACGATTAGAAAGAACGCCAGTAAAGCAAAGCAAGGTAAGTATCTAGCCATCATTGACTACATTGGATTGGTCAAAGTACCAAACGTTAAGGATAGATATATCGAAGTTGGTGAGGTAACACGAGAACTCAAACGATTAACCAACGAGTTCAACATTCCGATTGTGGCATTGTCTCAATTATCACGTGGAATTGAAAACAGGCAAGATAAAACTCCATTACTTTCTGATTTACGTGAATCGGGTTCAATTGAACAAGATTCCAATGTAGTAGCATTCTTACACAGACCACAAAAAGTAGACAGCGACAGAGTAGTTCAACTGTCGATTAGAAAGAATCGTGAAGGCGAATTGGCAGATATTAACTTTACTTTTATTGGAGAAGAAATGACGTTTAAGGAGGTTTAAGCATTGGCTTATATGGATTACTACGAGTATCAATCCATTATGAAAGAAAACGGATATGTTGAATCGGAAGCTGTGAAGATATTTTTAAAACGAGCAGCTGCATTCAACAAACGTAAAAAAATATTTATGAAGCAAGAACAGTTCGATCGCAATAATGGCGTGTTACTGGAATACATCCATAAAACTGAACTACAGAGACAGAAAGCAGTTTGGGATGCCATCGATTGCGCTGAGATTGAAAAACGTCAAGGATTCTACTTTATTGAACAAAGTGGTGGCGACAAATTTATGGCTGTGATGATTACTCAATATGAGGGCGATTTAAGCCGTATGACAGCGTTAGAGAAAGCTACGTATAAATACTTCGAACTAATAGATGAAATGCGAAAACGGGCGAATAGGGGGCAATTAGCCAATTGAAAAGAATCAAACCAACAACAGGCAAAAAAATCATCAAATACGGTAAAAAATGGGATTCACAAAAAGAACTAGCTTTTTACGAACGTTTCATCATGAATAAAGTTCCACCAGAACTAGTTAGTGTTCACGAGCCTTTTATATTGGTTGATTCTAGGACAATAGAACATCAAGCGAAGATATATAGTTGGAAGTATACACCAGACATTGTTATTAGAGATTATGAGGGGCATTTTAAGCACGTATACGACGTTAAAAACAGTTTTGGTATATATGGACTAAGACCAGAAAATAAGCTCACATTCAAGCATTTTGCACGGTTATTTGGCATTCCTGTTGAAGCAGTAGTAGTTAGAACCAAAGATTTTAAAACAACATGTGTCGGAGTCACTAAACCAAGGACTAAGAATCCACTGATTAAAAACAACACTAATTATGATTGGATAGAGGCAACTAATTATGAATATGAACAACCTATCAAGTGATGAAGCAATCTTTGCTAAGTTTCTAGAACAAAGATTTGAATACCACAATCAAGACATGATTAAGGCGTTACTAGCAATTGATAAGTCAATGACAAAGCTACGTTACAACCATTATGACGTGTTCAAGGCTTACAAAAAGTTAAGCAGTCAACAGAAGAATCATGTGATCGCAGAAATATTATTACCATTTTAGGAGGAATTAAGAATGAAAGATAACAGTTTTGGATTTAGCGCAAACATGAAAAAGGTAACTTTGGATAAGAATGGAGCACAAGTTTTATTGACTGTAGAAGATACAGATTTCCTTGAGGCGGCTACTCAATTATCTAATACAGCTGGATGTGATGTGATTGTTGAAGTTACACCAGCTCTGATTGAACTAGATAGAAAACCACAAGAAGCTGACGGTCGAACGGAGATGTTTAAGCAAGAGTGAGGTTAATAACCCTATGAAAAAACTTACAGAAATGACAGCAGAGGACATCATCCGTGAATTGTATGGCAATGATTACACTTTGCAAGAATTAGATCGGGTTAAAGAAGCACTTGAAGAACAGTATCAAGAATGGCGGAAACGTAATTTTAACTAGGAGGAACGAAAATAATGTATGTAATCGAGAACACAGCCAATGGAAGATATTACCGAAAGTTAGGAGCAGAAACACACCAATATACCGATATTAAACACGCCACTCCTTTTAGCAAGTGGAAAAAGGCAAAACAAAAAGCAGATATTTTACATGCTGCGATTAGTCCAATTGGTGAACAAATTAATTTTGAGGTCAAGCAGCACAAGTTTTACGTGTTAAAGAATCAAAATGACGTGGGATACGCAAACAATGTTTCATGGAATGCACCGAAAGAGGAAGCCAAAATGTTTGCTAGTGAAGAAGACGCTAAGCGTGAAGCAATTAATTTAGCTACCGCTATGGCAAGAGTTGGCGTTGATCTTAGCTTTAAAGTGGAGGAAATATAAAGAAAGCTGGTATAAACGATGTTTAGATTAATTGGCAATGTATCAAAGAAAGTGTATTACGAAGCGGAAAATGCTTCTGATTTGAATAAGTGGCGATTAGATAACTTTACCAGAGGTTCTCAAGTAGATGGACATACGGTCAGCAAATATGACGCTCCAGAAGCCATGGTGATTGTGAAAGCTAAGACTATCAAGTCAAAAAAAGAATACTTGAATGATTTATTGGATCAAGGAAAGTTTGAAGAATATCGAAGAATAACCATGGGAAATTCCGATCGTGATATTGAAGTATATGGAAGTGGTAAAGATACACCAGAACTTATTAATCGTCGCAAAAAGGTTGAGAAGCTATTCAGACAAGGAGTTACAAATACCGCTGAAATTGCAAGCAAAGCACATATTGCAAGAAGTACGGTGAATTTTGACCTTAGGGAATTGCGTAAGACTTATCCTGAACTAAAACAAAAAAGAGCTAGATCATAGGAGGAAATATAATGATTGTAACTATCAATGAGGATTATCAAGTAAAGGTAGATAATTATGCTAATTACACTTTACTCAAGGCTGTAAGAGGCGAATCTGGAGCAATTAAGACCGACAAGCATAATTTACCCATGTTCACTACAAAAGGCTACTATTCCAACATGAGCCGTGCTTTGAACGCTTGTATTCATGTAATGTTGGAAGACGAACACGATGTGATGGAATTAACACAGTATCTTGATGAGTTGGAACGATTAGAAGCTAAGTTTCGTCCAGTAATGAAACGGTTCAGGGAGGGCGAATGATGGTACCAAAATTTAGAGTGTGGAGTAAAACACTAGGAAAGTACCGACAACTTGATGAAACTAGTAACGATCAAGGATTAGGCATGCTATTTGAAGTTAAA